AATATACATTTTTCCATACAATGGAAAGTGGAGGAACACATTGTTGGTCAGCATTTGAAAAGGCTAATTATCTTATTGATACGGAATATCCAGTAGATGAATGGAATACATACTGTATTTATATATCCGATGGAGAAGATTGGGACGGTGAAAAAACATGTAGATATATCAAAACATTATTGAAGAAAAAACCCAATATGGTAGGATATTGTGAAATATTGGATGATCCAAATGATACATATGGTCCATCATGGCATTCAAATAATACATTGATTAAATCTATAAGAAAAATGTGGCCATTTAAAAAGAGTGTAGATGCCGGAACAGAGTTTTACAAAAATGAAGAGGAACATTTTTTGTTATCAGTAATAAGAGATAAATCACATGTATGGCCTTGTTTAAAACATTTTCTTTTTGAGAAAAGGGATAAGAAATAAAGGAGAAAAAATGACCAAAAACAATTTGAAAAGACTTATAAAAATTGAAGATAGGATCAAACAGGTTATATTTGACGATCTTGGTCTTAAAGCTATGGATGTGGAATTTGATATAGTTCCACCACAAAAAATGTTAGAGATCATGGCATATCGTATTCCTACAAATATATCTTCATGGGTTTATGGGCGTGATTATGAACGTCTTAGAACAATTTATGAAAACCTTGATCCAGGACTTCCATATGAAGTTGTTATACATTCAAATCCGGCAAGAGCATATCTTATGAATTCCAACACATTTGCCGTACAAGTTCTTGTAATGGCACATGTTTATGGTCATGCAGTATTTGCAACTGAAAATAAACATTTCCAAAATACAAGACAAGATATAATGCAGGTAATGGGAGAAGCATATAAAAGGTTTAATGAATATGAAAAGAAATATGGTATTGATGAAGTTGAAAAGATTATTGATGCAGGACATTCCATCCAATTTCATTCATCTCCTTTTGATAACGAAACCGAAGCTGAAAAAAGGATTCGTGTATTCGATAAATTAAAGAATAGAGTTCATAAAGTAAATAAATCGGAATTCGGAGATATAGTAATCAAAGAAAATGTTGATGGATTACCAGTTATCAATGAAGATATAGAACTTTTTAACCAAAAACTATGGAGAAGGTTAAAGTTACAAATACCGGTAGAACCTACCAGTGATATCTTACGGTTTATTATAGATAATTCTCCTATTCTTGAAGATTGGCAAAAAGATATACTTGAAGTGTTAAGGATAGAAGGACGGTATTATTGGCCAATCATCAAAACAAAATATATGAATGAAGGGTTTGCCTGCGTGGTTCCTGATTCATTGGTCCATACTGAATTAGGTTTTGTTCCAATAAAACAAGCAGAGGAATACTGTGAAAAGGTTATTGGTAAAGATGGTAAATTAACTAACATCAAGGAAAGATATTTTACCAAAGAAGTTCCAACTATAAAAATAACAACAAATACAGGTCTATCATTAGAAGGAGCAGAATTACATAGAATATTATCTATTGTAGATGGTAAGGAAAAAGATATTCATTTAAAAGATATCAAGATTGGCAGTGAAATATGTATGTCTGTTGGTACTGATATATGGCCTAATAATAAAGTATGTATTGATATAGATCATAGCCTTCAAAGACAAAATTTTAAAAGGAGCCAAAAAGTTAGTTTACCATCAAAAATTGATGAAGATATTGGTTATCTTATGGGATCTCTTATAGCTGAAGGACATATGATGGGAAGAGGTATTAATTTTACAAATCAGAATATTGAATATCTTAATGAAATTAAAAGAATTTATAATGAAAAATTTGATAAAGATATTGATATATCAAAACGTAAAAATACTGATACCTACGATATTAAAATGTACTCAACAACTATACTTGATTATATGGAACAAGCAGGATTAACTTCCGTAAAATCGGACCAAAAAGAAATACCATGGTCAATTTTACAAAGTCCTAAAAGCGTTGTCTCATCTTTTATAGCGGGGTTTCTTGATGGTGATGGGTGTGTATATTATAACGGTAAAAATGCTAGAAATATAATATTCACAAGTAAATCAGAGAAGTTGATAAGACAATTATCTATAGTTTTGTTGAATTATGGTATTGTTGGATATTTCAGGTTGAACCGTAAAGATGGATATGAAGATTGTTATCAATTGGTTATAAGTAAAGGCATATCTTTGAAAGATTTTTATAATAATATCCCATTCAAAGATAAAAAGAAAAGGTTATTATTAAAACAGGCAATAGATTCTATTAAATGGACTTATCCTGTACCTACAACATGTAAAGTAATATCAGTTGAAAATAAAATGTCTATAAATTTTGATTGGCATATTCCTGATGGTAACCATTATGTTGCCCAAGGCATTATAAATCATAATACATATGTCCATCAAAAGGTTATGGATGTATTGTTTAAAGAAGATATTCTTACCATGAGTGAGCATGCACAATATAACTATTCAAATTCGTTAGTAAAAGCTAAACATCAAACAACAATGAACCCATATCATGTAGGTTGTCATATGTGGAATAATATTGAAGATAGATGGGATAAAGGCCACTATGGACGGGAATGGGAAAATTGTGGAGATATCAAAAAAAAGGAGGAATGGGATACAAAAGAAATGTCGGGATGGGAAAAATGTAAAACTATTATGAGAAGTTATACAGATTGGTTTTTTATGCAAGAATTTTTAACCACAGAGTTAATTGATAATCTTGATCTGTATCTTTTTCAAACCATTGAAATGCCAACAACAATTGATTATGTTAGGACAAAACATAAAGCGGATGAAATTAGAAAAATTATAATCAATAATTTTGCCCATAGTAACATACCTAAAATTGATGTTGTAAATGGAAACAGTAACGGTAAAGGTTATCTGTTATTATACCATGATTGGAATGAAGTAAATCTTGATAAGATATTTGCAGAAAGAACTATAGGACATATATTTGAACTGTGGGGTAACAGTGTTGTTATGGAAACACAAATAGATGGACAAAAAGTGGTATATGTTGCTAATATTAAACAAACGCCATCGCCATTACAGGGAAAAGCACCAATAAACCCTAAAATAAAAACCTAATAAAACAAAATAAAACCTAATAAAAATGACCTTCATATATAAATAAGTATATGGAGGTTTTTTATGCGTTATGCCAGTAAGATATGATGATTATGTAAAACGGCCAAATGCCGAACACGAATATACACCTGAACAAATAATGGAATTAAATTTATGTAATGGAGATTTGTTCCATTTTCTAAAATATGTAAAAATTATTAATCCTGATTTAGGTGAAATACTATTCGAACCATATGGATACCAAGAAAATCTATTAAGAAAATATGTTAAACACCGTTATAACATTGTGCTTGCATCCAGGCAATCAGGTAAAACAACAACTGTTGGAACATATGCGTTATGGTTTGCTATATTTCACCCAGATAAAATTGTAGGTATAGTATCAAATAAAGAAAGTTCATCCAAAATGATATTGTCCCGTATACGAAGGATGTATAAATCATTACCTGTATGGTTGAAACCTGGAGTGGAAGAATTTTCTAAAATGTTTATAACGTTTGATAATGGATCCAAAATAATTATATCAGCCACATCAGAAGATGCGTTCCGGGGAGAATCTCTTAACCTCCTTATTATGGACGAATTTGCATTTGTACTGAAAAGTCAGGCAGAGGAATTTTGGGCATCAAATTATCCAACAATATCTGCATCCAAAGAAGCTAAAATAATAATAATTAGCACACCTTGTGGTATGTTTAATTTATTCCATAGATTATATAGCAGTGCAGAACGTAAAGAAAATTCATTTGAACATACAAAGATATCCTGGGAAGAAGTACCAGGACGGGATGAAGAATGGGCTAAAGAGCAAAGAAGTAATTTAGGTGAACAAAAATTCTTACAAGAGTTCCAAGCAAAATTCTTAGGTAGTACAAATACAGTAATTGATATGAAGGTACTTGAAAATATTATTGGATTATGGAAAGAACCTGAATTAGTTGATATGAATGGAAGATTTAACATATATGAAAAACCGTTAGATGGTTGTAAATATATTCTTGGAATAGATACAGCTAAAGGAACTGGAGAAAATTCATCGGTAATACAAGTTATAAAATTAATAAATATGGACCCTATAAGTATGGAACAGGTCGGAACATTTATAAGTAATACCACAGATGTATATGATTTTGCAGATATAATAAATAGGTTATCATATTATTATAACAACGCATATGTAATGGTTGAAAACAATTCAGAAGGATCAACAATTGTTACAAGATTGTGGTGGGAATATGAAAATGAAAACCTTATAAATAGTGGAACAAGAACACAAGATTTAGGTATACGAGCATCAAAAAGAACAAAACCTCAAGCCGTATTGTTAATGAAAAAACTTATAGAAGATTATAGTTTGAGGCTAGTTGATAAAGAAACATTAGACCAATTAACATCATTTGTAGAAACAAATGGTAAATTTGCAGGCAAAGATAAAGATGATGATACCATATCAGCGTTATATTGGGCATGTTATTTTATTCATATGGATGTTTTGGAAAATACTTATAAGTTTAAAAAAAAGGATGATGAAAATGATACGGATATATGGGGAGTTCTTTCAGATATAGATGAAAAACCAGATGAGGATTGGAGTTGGCTTACTCAACATACATTTAGAGATTAAAGAGGAATAAAATATGACTAAATCAGAATTGACGGAAAAAATTAAAAGAAGGCTTGGTTGGCCTATGGTAAAGGTTGAATTGGATTATAGCCAACTTGTGGACGCTGTGGATATGGCCCGTACAAAATGGATTAAATGGGCATCTGGTCAAGCTACACAAGAAGTGTTTTTCACCAAACCACTCTCCGCAGGCCAGTTATTATATAATATGCCTGCCGGAACAGTTGACCTCCTTGAATATGATGTATCAGGAACATCATCAGGTATAAACACATTATTTACAGTAGAAAATTATATGTATAATAATGGAATGTTAGATGTATTAACAAGTACAGGATCCGATGGTTATTCCATTATATCATATCATATTGCATTAGATTTTCTTGAAACACTTAAAAAATATGTTGTATCTAAATATAATTATAAATATCATCCATATACAAATCAATTAGAAATTAGACCTGCACCTCCATCAGGAGGTTCATTAGAAATAACAGAAAACGGAATAACCGAAACATGGGATTCTCCTGGTTATATATTACTTAGGGCTTATATGGTAGAAGAATCTATGATGTCCGATGATTGGAATAGAAGTAATACATATAAGAATTTTTATGAATATAGTGATTGGATATTTGATTATGCCACAGCTTTATCCAAAATGACGCTAGGAATTGTACGGAATAAATTTGCCAATTTTGCGTCCATAGGTAATGCAGGTATAGCTATGGATGGAGACACTATGTTATCTGATGGAAAGGAAGAAAAGGAACGATTGGAGGAAACACTAAGGCTGGAAGAAAGTTTTGAAGGCTACGGAATCTCAATGTTTTGAAAGGATTAACGAACATTTAAATGAAGCGGTAAAAAAAGGATTTACATTAACTTGTAATAAATGTGGAGAAGTTGCTGAAATAACTAAGGATAATACCATAAAAGGTAAAATTAAAATACATGTTGATGTTGAAGAAGATGAGGATTCTGGTGGAAGTCAATCTATATGTAGTATGGTATGCCAAAAATGCAAAGAAAAAATAGAATTTTGGGAATAAGGAGGGAATAAATGGATTTAACTGAAAAAATAGATATAATGTTAGAAGTTAAATATGGTTTTGGAGACCCAGCTGATAAGATTGATCTTGGAGAAAAACATTATGTAATGACAACAGTATCAAAAACTTTAACAGGTAATAATAAAGCTGTAATATCTATACAACATAGAGGCAATATGGGAACATCATTAAAAGATATAAGTAATAACCTCAAAAAGATGTATGGTGTTGGTATAGAATATTTTGATAAACTTCCCCATAAACTTTCCGATGATGTTGATGGATCTCCTGATTATCTATATAATAGGAAAATCGTTTATAGATTAAGGAATGTCTAATGACACTAATTAAACCTAAATGGCAATTATACGATATAGAAGATACGAACCCAGAGTATGAATTATTTGATTCTACTATTGTTGAGTTTACAGATATATCTGGTATTATTATCCAATATTTCATTAGAAAGGAAACAGTATCAATGGATCAATTATATGGTGAAAGTACAAACACCGAATATTATGATCCTTTAAATACAAAAATAATATATGAGGTAACGGAAGAAACGACTATAATAAATTCTTTTGGTATATCATCAGAAGATATGATACAATATGCTTTCATGCCAAAAACCACATATACAAGAGATATTCGCAACACTTATGATATAAATCCAAAACCAGGTGATGTAATTAAAACATTATGGAATGATAGATCATATGAAATAGCAGATGTAGGCGAAGAGGCGCATATATTTCAATTAAGAAAACTTATATATGAATTTATATTGAAACCATTCAGATTCTCAGAACAATCAGAATCAGCAAAGGTTCCATTAAAGAGTCCTGATAGTACCTATACTTCTCCAATTACCGGATATGGAGATAATGAATATGTAGAAGAGGAATCCGATGATGTTGATACATACGGAGATGTGAACACATCGGTGTACGGGTTTTAACAGGGAGGACAGGGTTTGATCACCTTGACAAAGTACCTTGTTTACTTTATATAACTCCCAATATATAATAAACCTACAAGGAGGTGGAATTATGAAGATATGTTGGGATAATTTAGAAGGATTAAGATATAATAAGGAAAAGAATAGGTGGTATAAAAAGGGTGCTACTTACATTTATAAGGAAAAATGTTTAGGATGCAATGAACCATTCTTAGGAAGTAGAAAAACTTCCAAATATTGTAACATCATATGTGCAAATACAGGCAAAAATAATCCTATGTATGGTAAAATAGGTAAGGACAATCCAAATTATGGAAGACACCATTCTGAAGAAGCTAAAAGGAAAATAGGCAAGGCCAATCAAGGAGAAAACCATTATAATTATGGTAAACATCTTTCGGAAGACCATAAAAGGAACTTGAGTAAGGCTATACAAGGAGAAAATCATCCTATGTATGGTATCCGAGGAAAAAATAGTCCTGGTTGGAAGGGCGGAGTTACTAAAAAGGATTTACCACTCTATGATACTTGTGCATATCAAATAGACTGGTGTGAACCTGTTAGGAGAAACCAGGATGATCCAACCATATTAGAAGTAAAATGTACCTATTGTGGACGATGGTATATTCCTAAACCAATGTCCCTCTATAATAGAATACAACACTTAAAAGGTAATGATAACTATATAGGTGAACGTAGATTATATTGTTCTGAAGAATGTAAACATGTTTGTCCAATATATGGTAAAATGCCGGAAACGCTTATGAAGGAAGATGCCATCAGAGCTGGACGACTTCAATGGCTGGAGTTAAACAGAGAAGTTCAACCAGAATTAAGGCAAATGGTCCTAAAGAGGGATGGATATAGGTGCATTAAATGCCAATCAATTGGTCCTTTGCATTGTCACCATATAGAAGGAGTCCGATGGGCTCCGTTAGAGTCAGCGGATATGGATGGATGTATAACGGTTTGCGTGGATTGCCATAAGGAGATTCATCAAAAGGACGGATGTGGGTATAATGATATGAAATGTATAAATTTCTAAACACAATGGAGGTAACAAATATTTGAAGACTTACTATTATTACAACGCAATCCGTAAACACATAATCCAATTCCTGGATATGTTGAATGATATTAAAATTGCCAGGTACGAATCGGATGGGACCACTATAAACAAATATGTGGAGGTTCCTCTTAAATTCGGAATTAAGGAAAAAACATGGTATTGGTTGAATGAAAGAAAGGATGATAAGATGTTACCAATGTTATCTACTATTTTATCCTCCGTTGAATTTGATCCTGAAAGATTAGGTAATAAACTACATAATGTAATAAAAAGCAGAACAGTAGAAACAGGTGGACTATCTAGATTTTTAAACCCTATACCATATAATTTCGGATTTACAGTAACTTTATGGTCATTACATATGTCAGATGTTGACCAAATATTGGAACAAATCTTACCATATTTTACACCAGAGGCATATATCAGAATAAATATACCTGAATTAGACGCATCTCTTGATACAAAAGTATTATTTGAAGGGTGTTCTCCTGATGTTAGCCCTGATATACCTGATGACGACCATAGGATTATAATGTGGAATATGGACTTTAGAGTAAAAGGACATTTATTTAAACCATTAACAGAACCTGGATTAATCAAGAAAATAATAGCTAAATTTTATACGGATGATGATTCATGGGAAGAAAAATTCACAGAAACAGAATTTACATCTGGTGGAGGACATGAAGCTGAATCTATATTTGTAAAAGGATTAGGATACGATTCTGATGGAGATATTTTAAGTACATATGAATTATTTCAATAAAATAAAAGGAGGAAAATAAGATGAAAAAGTTTTTTAAAATAGTAGTGGTTATGGTAGTGTTGTTGTTTGCTGGATCAGCGCTTGCGGCACCATTTTTGATTTGTGATCCACAGACAAATGTAACACAATATAAGGTTGTTGTGGACGGTGTTGATAATGTTGTATCTGCCCATGATAATGGTGACGGTACTGTAATGCTTATGTATGATTGTGGTTATCTAACAGAAGGAGCACATAATTTTGAAGTTTACTCTATGAACCTATGGGGGCAATCAGAAGCAACCCCTTTCGACTGCGTAAAAGAATTGCCAAACAAGCCTATTGGTATCGGATTATCGGCACAAGAATAAAGATAAGTATTCCAATAAATGTAAGGCGGTATCCACAACCTCGTGGAGGAACATCTAAAGATATTGAAAAGGAAAAAGGCGGAGGTAGAGGCTCCGCCTTTAAGATGTTAAAGGATAGGAGTATACAAAGATAATGACTATATCAACAGAAATAAATAAATCTTCTCCAAGTAATTTTGAGTTAGTATTTCCAAAATTACCAGTAGAAACAACTCTCAATGCCAATGATGAGTTTACCATAAACATTTATGGTACTATTATACCTGGTTTAAATCTAGATATAACAGAACAACGGTGGATGGGAGGATTATCTCAACATGCGTCCGGCCTCATTGTATTTGAACCATGGAATGTTATGTTTAATGTGGATTCTCAATTTTTAAATTGGTATTTATTATATAAATGGTTAACATATATAAATGATAACAAAACTAAATTTGGAGAAGAATTTAATAACTATACGGTAGATGCAACACTTAGAATAACAGATAACTGGCAAAATCAAATTCTTGAATTATTTTTTGTAGATGTATGGTTGAATAATTTAGGAGAAGTTAGTTTAAGTTATAGAGAAGGAGAACAATTAATGGAATCACAAGCATCATTTGTATATGATAGATTTGAAATCCGTACTTAATTGTTATCCTCCATATATTTTCCCATCAATATCATCAACCCCTTTACATATATCCTTGTATATATTCTCAATATTATTTCGTAATATATAAGGAAGATCTATACCCGCCACTTTGATATATTTAATCATATCCTTTTCCTCTTCAGTAACTCGAATATTATATGTTTTAGATTTTTTTGTTTGCTCCAGTCTGATATGTGCCATTTCTTGTATTACCTCCCGTATTATTTATATTTATATATTTGGATTTTCCTAACAATTTATATAAATAGGTATTGAGTAACATTATAACGCTTATCCGTATTCGGATATAATACAAATTAGGAGGAATTAACAATGGCACTATACCTATCACCATTAGTAGATGTACGAGAAGTTGATCTTTCAACAACAATTCCAGCGGTAGCAACATCAATAGCTGTTACCGCATTACGGTATACATGGAAAGGTGATGAATTAAAAGAAACTTTGATTAGTGATGTAGATGAACTAATAGAACAATTTGGAGAACCACGAGGAAGATCATATGAGGATATACTATCATCAACAGGATATCTCAAATATGGTAACAAACTATATTGTACAAGAGTATTGCCAGTAGGATCTACATTTGCAGGTACCTATGGAGCAGTAACAGCAGGATCTACATATACAGCATATACATCAGGAGCAGGTAATGCATATACATTAGCTGATTTAGAAGCTGGTCAAAGTACGGATCCTGATGAATGGCCAGATTTCGTAAGTTTTTCCACAGCACCTGAAAGCGCTGCTAAAATAGCTGTTATAGCAAAATCAAGAGGAGTATGGGGAAATAATGTACGGGTAGCCTTTGTAGGATATACAACATATACTACAGCCGTTTCAGCAGCAGGTGATACATCTTATCCAGATTCTCCAGCTATGGAAGATACTGTATGGAGTGATTTAGAAGATACTGATAAAATAGTGGAAGATGCATACCAATTCTTAGTGTTTGTAAGAGTTGCACCACAAGGAACAGCAGCAGGAGATGTTAGTGATGATGCTGTAATAAAAGAAGTATTTAAGGTATCAACAAAATCAACAGCAACAGATGATGAAAATAAAAATATCTTTGTGGAAAATGTAATTAATAATGAATCTAATTATATTAGAATCGCAATGGATAATACTACAAAAGAAACGGATGTATCTGCATTTTGGACAGATTATCAAACATTAGGTGGAGGATGTACATCAAATGATGATTTTTCTACTGATGTAATATTAGATGCTGATACCATAGAAGCATTTGAGTTATATGAAGATGCTGAATTGATTGATGTTAATATATTTATTGATTCAAACAAATCAACAACAGTAAAATCGGAGCTGATTGATATATGTGAAGCCAGAAAAGATTCAATGTCAATTCTTGATTGTGCTAAAACAGATGTTGTTAATAATAGAGGATCAGAAGCAACAGATCTTAGAGATTATAGACTTCAAACATTTAATGAAAATACAAGTTATGCCGCATTTTACGGTAATTGGTTAGAAGT